GCATAAGCGTCCGTTTTATCTTGAACGTCGCTCATTACTTGAAGACTGTAGTAGAGCGAAGTTTGTGGTGATTTTAACCACTCTTCGATAAATGCCTCATCATATATCACCATGTCACTCCAAGAATTGAAGCTATAGCCATGAAGCAAACCAGTTCTATCTAGCATAATCATTATTTGATCTGCTACTTTTTTATAATTCTCCCATCCAACTTCGGATGCGATTTCTACGTTGCCATATTGTACTTGTTCTACCCCAAACTCACCTGAATCCCTGTCAACTGTACGTGCTATAGGAGGTGCGATCTCAGGAGTTGCTGTAAAGCCATTGAGATCTCTACTTCTATAAGAACAACTAGCTGTTGGAGCTATGGCAAATGCTCTAACCATGTTGTTCTCTCTTGCGATGTTAGCTGCTTCTTGTATGCCGAGAAAAAGTTCACGTGCAGCTAACCCTGCGTATCCTTCGTAAGGTTCAGCATTATTTGTTGCTTCAAGAGCCTTACCAAACTCGGCATATGTAATGTTGTTGTTTGCTAGGAAGTTGGCTAGACCTAAGAGTCCGAAACCGACTTGCCTGTCGATATCTGGCGTAAGATATTCTCCAGATTCTCCAACCCCTGTCCTACCATGTAACTCACACAGCGTGGACATGCCTTCACGGAAACCTGATCGTAAGTCGCCGATAAGACAGGCAGACATATTAAGGTGCTGTAAGAGACACGTTCCTCGTGAGGGCAAGTAAACCTCAAGACAGACGTTGGAGTAGATTCTATTTCCTTGTTCATCGTGTTTTATTTTGTTGAGCCAAATATCTCCTTTTGCAATTCCTCGTAAGATTGCTTCCTTTGTTCCAGTATCTGTTTCAGACCACGCGGATTCGGTGAGGTCAACACATCGTTTGACCCATGGGAGTTCTTGTCGAGGACACTGCACGAAATCAAGAATATCGGGATGTGTAATATCGAGATGAATAACACACGCCCCATTCCGGTACGTGCCACCTCTCCTAAGAATTTCATTTAATGTTGAGTAGATTTTTGCGAATGATGTGGGACCTGACGCAACAAGTGTGTCACTTCCCTTAATAGACTCAGTACCCTTGGGTCTGAGTTTTGACAAGTGGACCGCGACGCCTGCTCCATATCGGAGAGCGTGTGATACAAATTTCCAGCTTGCTTCAATTCCATTTGGTCCTTCCATTGAGTCTTCAACAACAAAGACAGTACAAGATACGGGTAGACGTGAGTTGGGATTATCAATCCACTGCTGGACTCGACCAGTCCTAGCTATGATGTTTGGTTCGGTATTCAATTTCGTTCTGTAAATAGTGGACAGCTTTTTTTAAATCTTCTATATCGTTATCTTTATATCCGGCTCGACATACATACTTGATTACGTTTCCCAAATGAAAACCTAATCCTTGCGCTCTAATAAAATCCCAAACATCAATGGAACCTCTTCGGTAGTAGGACGGTCCGTGGTCGTTGGTGGTTTCGGCCATTTGTTTATTAAATTTTCAAGACAGTTTGCAAGTATAAAACTTTGCTTTTGTAGGGCAAGGAAGACAGTAATAATATCTTCCTTAGTTGCTTCTGGACTATTGATAGCTAACTCAATAGCTCTTAGTCTGAAGTCTTGTTCAGTCGTTAACTTGGTAATTGGAGGGGGCGGTCCATAAGATTGGTTCTTTTTTTGCTTCGTCATAATCATTGATAGTTAATATTCGAGCAAGCCTTGCATTAATTAGTGCATCAGCTTCAGTCATGCCCTTTTCCTCAAAGGTTTCTACGACAGCTTGCCATGTGTATCCTTTTTCAGAAAATATTTTTTCAGCACGTTTGATTCCAATTCCGGGAACCCCAGAATAACCGTCAGTGTTATCTCCACTCATAGTTTGAATGAGATGCCATCTAGCACCTTCTTCTGGTGTGATGTCGACTGTTTCATCAAAGTTATATAGTTTCCCGGGAATCTGTTTCATATCCTTATCAGGAGAAACAATAATGTTACCCGGGTACTTAGTTGCATAGATACCCATGGTATCGTCAGCTTCTAAAGTATCCTTGACAATAACTTTGTAATCCTTTTTGAGTTGATTAATTACCCGTTTAAATCCACAGGGCTTTTTTCTATTTCTATGACCCTTGTATTCCGGTAAAATTTTTTTCCTAAAATTATTAGGGCTTGTAAAAAATAAAATTATCTCCTCATAAAAAGGAAATTCACGTTTTATTTTATCTATATCACGTTGTACGCATTTATAAGCATCACTGAACTTAGAAGTAACGACTATAACGTCATCACCAAAATCTAATTCAGTTTCAGCTGCTGCACAACATTTATAAACAAT